TTGTCCGGTCATGATAGTTACTACTTCAAAGCACCAAACGGCATGAGTGCCGCTATTGGCGGAGCAGATCCTGATGGACGTATATGGTTGCTATGTACAGATACCGTCAAACAATATCCACTCACATTTATTAGAGATATAAAAAAGTTCGTTGATGATAGACCTGAGAAACTTCTTTGGAATGTTGTTGATAAACGAAACACCACTCATATCAAACTTCTTCGTTTTTTGGGATTCAAATTTCTTCGAGAAGTGCTTCATGGTCCCAACTTATTAACCTTTATCGAATTTTGTAAGATCAATGATAGAAAATCTACTTCTCACGGCAGCACCTACTGCACTTAAATTTTTTAATGACAGAGACCTCGTTAATCAAAGAAATAGAGAACGTCTAAAAGAACACCAAAGAAACGAAGCAAAATATCGTAATGACTTCAATAGAGATGTAGTTCTTTGGCATAACGAAAGTAATGATCGAGAAATAGCAGTAGATGATAAATGGCAAGCAGTACTTAGCAAGATTGCCAGCGATGATCTCAAGTTGTGGTCTGGTATTTCAAAAGCAGGGTTAGCAACACAGGAAGCGTACGCAACCATGATGTCTGTTGGTGCTACTGAACAAACTGGTGCTCGTTCATCTACGACAAC